CTCATCTTGAAGGCGTATTAGATGCCGCTACCCAGTCCAGTCCAGACGAGTAAATAACTTTAGCTTCAATCCAACCTAACTAAGGATGCAAATAAAATGGCTGCTAGTGTTCCGCTTCAAAAAGCAACAAGTCCTTTTAAGAAGATTCTCCAAATTGCACTCGGGGTTCTCATTGGTATCGTTCTGCTGATTCTCATTGTTATGGGCTTCAAGTCTTTCCATACCGTACCGACAGGTCACATCGGCGTCGTGCGTGGTCTTGATGGTGTGGAAGATACTACGTTGGATCCGGGTACGCACTTCGTTAAGCCGTGGAAGCATGTGTATGATTTCAATACGCAAGTACAAAGCGTGACTGCCAAGGATGCTAATGGCGGGACGATTGATCTCCAGCAAGTGTACGAAAATCTGACGCTTAACTATTCGTTCGATCCTGCGCACGTGGCTTCAGTGTTCCGAGAATTCGGCACTGACAACCTGGATGATAACTTTATCTTCCCGGCAATGGTTGAAGCGTTCAAAGCCGTAACCTCGAAGTACACTGCAGAGGATCTGGTGACCAAGCGTGCGGATTTCTCGCAAGCTGTTATCTCGCAACTGCAACTTAAGCTGAACAAGTACCATATCAATGTTTCGGATATTAACGTTACTGAGTTCCGTTTTGACAAGGCATTCTCTGACGCAGTGGAACAGAAGGTGGTTGCTGCACAACAGCGTTTGACTGCAGAACAGACGTTGGAAACGGCAAAGATTTCTGCCCAACAACGTATCGTTGAAGCAGAAAGCCAGGCCAAAGCAATTGCTATCCAAGCCCAGGCAATTCAGCAGCAAGGCGGCGCGGACTACGTGAAGCTTCAGGCTATCAACAAGTGGAACGGCAGCCTTCCCCAGTACACTGGTGGTGCTATTCCTTTCGTCAATGCTGAAGTAAGCGGTAACAGCAAGTAAATTGTTTTCTACAGGGGACGTTTGAATTCAAACGTCCTTTTTCCTTATGAGGTGAGTATGCCACAAGCACGTGCAGAACTAGCTGAAGTATGGGACCAGAGTTTGGCCTTGATTGAAATCAGCAAGAACTTTAATGACCGCCAGGGCTGGATTTCTAAGAAGGATCCTCAATACACAATGACGGATAAGGAAGCTGACGCCATCGAATATCTTTGCGACGAGTGGGATTACGCGTATGAATAAGGTAGACAAGGATAAGTTGTTGGAACTCGTTTACCTTTACGGTAAGGCCAAGGAGACGTACGGTTACTACGGTGAGGAACACACTCAGGGGATCAAGGCTCTTGACGAGGCACAGAATCTTTATTCTTCTATCGTTTTCATGTTTGAGGACCTGTAATGACTATCGACCATGCTGGTGTATCAGATTGGCGTCCTAGTGATGAATTGGACTTGCAACGCCGTCGTCGCGCCGTCGCAGAAAGCCTGTGTCCGGCCGAGGCTATTGACTTAGATATTGCTCTCAACAAGTTTCACCAACTAGGCCTAGAAGACGGCGATCTAAGGTATGCGTATTGGTATAAGGTAGGTGAACTCCTCAAGAAGGCCCACCAGCTTCAGGCGACTAATACAAGATTGTTGAAGCGATACGGAAGTAAGCGCGAAGATATCATCCGCGAATGCGCTGAGGTGTGTCGTAGGTACGCGGACAGCTATATAGGCGTTACCAACGAAGGTACTATCCGACAACAAGCAGGTAACTATTTAGAATTCTGTATCCTTAGCCTATTGAATGAATCAACGGAAGGTACCAATGGATGAAAAGCTTGACCTTGATATAGCCCTGAGTCGGCTTTATCGAATGGGATTGGATGACGGCGATCTAGGTTACGCGTACTGGTACCAGGTAAGGAAGTTGTTGCAGCGCGCAAGTGGTATGCAGGCAGAAATAGCGAAGCTAACGGAAGACCTGGAACAGTCCCGTACCGAAACTATCGAGGAGTGTGCCTCTGTCTGTCGCCGATACGCAGAAAACACCACGTATCTGTCTAATTTCGAAAACAGCCTGACGATGAAGGATGTAGCTCTACAGTTGGAAACCAAGGTTCTTGGTCTTTTGAATTCTGAAGGTAAGTAGTAAATAAAGAGAGTACGAACAAGCGCAGTCCGTACTCTCTTAACCCTTCGAAGGATTCAAATGAACATTAGTAATTACAATAGCCTGGTTGGTCGTCTGTGGGATGAGTTCCAGCAAACTGGTCTGGACGTCAGCATGTACTTCCAGTGGGCAATTCGGAAACAAAACGAGATTTACGAATTGCCTATTAGCACTACGCCTACCTTGAGCAACCTGGGTGAATCACCGGTCAAGCGTATGGAAGGCTTTATGAAGACGCTAGAGAAGGAGATGCAGGAAGGTCTGGAAATCCTGGCCATGATGAAGTTCAAGGAGGCAGTCGATACCGAGACCTTTGATTTCGACCTTCCATCCGTTCCGACGGCGGCTATTCTGGATTTCTACAAGGCGCAAGGCGTGACGGATGAGAAGCGCTTGAATACTCTGACGCGTATCACCTATACCGCCCACATGCACTTCGAAGATTCGGAAACGGAATTCGAACGTCAGATTTTGGTGGCCCAGGCAGATTGGCTCGCAGATATGCAGGTGTACAACCGTAGCGAAGCCCTCAAGTATGGTATTCCGCTTGAGTCGGTTCTGATGTGTGTTATGGGCTCCAACTTCACCAAGCTTGATGAGAACAACCAACCGATCAAGGACGGTAACGGCAAGTTCCTGAAGGGTCCGAACTACGAGGCACCGGAAGACCATATCTATGCGACGATGTTCGGTCAGCATGACCTGCTGATGGAAGCTTCCGACGTTATCGCACAAGCCTCTTCTATCGAAACTCTGTCGGTGACAGCACTCGATGATCCGATGTTTGAAGTACATGAAGCCTGTGGCGCCTTTGACGAAGACGACGTGGATTATATCGAAGGATCAGACGAGGTGTACGATGAGGAAGGCGAAGAATGACAATCGAATTCGATCCAACACAGCGGCGTATAGCCAGTATCAAAGCCCAAATTAAAGAATTATCGGAAGATCAAGACTTTGATCTGGAAGACCGTATCGCATTGGTAGAGGAAATCATCAGTTATGCGGAAGAAATTTTCGATGACCTTTACGCGGATACACCTATGACCGAGGAAGAGGAAGCTGAGTTGGTATGGCAGTCTCATGCTTATAATACTGGTGGTCACAACGACCAATTAGATCAAACGGAAGAAGAGAAAGATGAGCACCTTGCAAATTGATCAAATCACGGATGTTCTAGACGAGTTCTACGATAACGTAGATGAGACTAGTCTGGAAGACCTTAAGACAGCTATCTCGATGGTTGAAGCTATCCGCGGTCACGTGAACCAACTCTATTGGAGTCTCCAAGATTTGGTAGACGAGGCGGAAGACCAAGAAGACGAAGAAGATCAGGATAGTGAGGATACAGACGCTCCTGATGAAGATAGTTAAGTAGTAACTCCTGGAGCCCTGTGCTTCAATACCTTTAACTCTAGGAGAGTAGTATGCTTAATCTTGATGACTTTTCTCTGGAAGGATTTATCAACCAAATCCTGCAAAGTTCTATCGAAGACATTCCCCCATTGGTCGAGATGGAACGCGTAGGATTGGAAATTCTTCCTCCAGAAGATTGGGCTGATAATTAAGCGGCAGCACGAGCCACCTTCGGGTGGCTCCCTCCACATCTACACGTGCAAATCACAAATTTCATCATATCTAAAGCTAGTCCTAGAATTAAAAGGTTCGATATGATAAACCCTGCCCTTATCACGGCTTCACAACTTACCTCCCTCTTGGAGGTGCTGTTTGTCCTGGTGATCGACTACAAGGATAACGGTCCGGAACGCAAACCTGATTCGGAAACAGCCGCTGAACTCCAGCATCTTGCAAAACCGGCTATTGCTCAATGGGGCAAACAACTTCCTGCGCTTCGCGATTCCGTCAACGCGGCTATCAACGGTCGTTCAAAGGCAGAGCAATTAGCTTTGCTCGGGCAAGAAGTGTCCCAAGAATTCCAGAACTTCAGATCCAACGAACGTTTTACCGGTCAGGAGATTGAAGTGCTTAAGGCTCTCGGTTCTTACCTCAGGACTGATAGTGAGGTAGCGCTGAAGAAATTGGAGAAGCTCGCTGGCATCGTCAACAATCCTTTCGTGTCTAAGCGTATGGCACCCAAGGTTGGCACCCAACGCAAGACCAGCGATAGCCTGCGCCAGCTAGTGTTCGAAATGGTAGGTCGTGATGATACTGCACTGACCTTGGATGAGGCACAGCAGGTGAAGGAACTTCATCCGGACTTGTACAAACAGTACCTGGTGTTCCGCAAAGAACATAACCAGATTTGGAAGGACGCAGCAGTTAACTACGTTCGCCAATCAGGACACAAGACTGTTCCGTACGAGGAGATGCTGGCTTATCTCCACGCCAACGGTATTGATCATATGTTGCCAGTTGGCTTTACCGGCCAGGTGGATGACCTGCTGCGCATGTACACACACGACGGTCATCTTATTGATGGTGTACCTAACGCAGTGACCTTCCCGGAAATCGTCATGAATCCCCACTACGGTCGACCTGGTGGCGGAGACTTCGTGTTCCAGGCAATGCGCAGTGGTGGAGGTGCTGGTCCGTATTTCTATACCACGGACTACAAGAAGGCAGCAGCACGTGAGAAGTTCGAGAAGGTAGCTGACCTGGCGCCCAAGATCGAATCAATGCAGAAGAAATGGTTCCAGTTGGTGAAGAAATTCAACCCTCAGGACATTCGTTGCGTGTGCGCGGTTGTGCTGGAAATTCTGTACGAGTTCAGCGCACGTGTAGGTTCGCTGAAGAATGCAGCAGGCGGCAAATCAACTTATGGTGTCTCCACCTTGTTGGTTAAGCACTGTTCTGTGGATGGTGGAGGTAACATCACCCTGCGATACAAAGGCAAGGATGGTGTGAACACCGTGCACAAGTTGATGAAAGGCGATGCCAATCAGAAGTTTGTTATCACCGCGTTGATGCAACTGTTGCAAGGCAAGAATATGAATGACCGACTATTCACTGTCGTCAAGCCTACTGGTAAGTTCGTGCCGGTAGGTGGTGGTCAGGTGAATACGTTGTTCAAGATGCTCGGTGCTCCTGAAGGCACTACTGTTCACAAGATCCGTACCTTCCGTGGTACTCACTTGTTCAATCAGCTGGTGGCTGAAGTCTTTGAGAAGAAAGTTCCGAAGGATGAAAAGCAGGCTATGGTAGTGTTCAAAAAGATTGCTGAGGAAGTTGGCAAACTGTTGAATCACGTACGCCGCGGCGCCAGCGGTACCAAGGTTACTGGAACAACAGCACTCAACGCCTATATCGACCCGAGTGCGCAGATTGCATACTGGCGCCAACTAGGCTTCCGTATTCCTAAGTACCTTGAGCGCTTCGATGCTATGAAGGAAGAATGAGGAAGAATAAGTGAAAACAACAGCACACAAAGTAGATGAAGTGTGGAAACCAGGAATACGAGGATATCATAACGCGACAGGAGCCATGATTCTGGCACGCAACACTTGTCGCTTCCTCCATCAACTCCGGTCCGCAACTTCAGCACAACCTAACACGTATGGACAATTTGGCGGCTCATTGGATAACAATGAGGACATCAACAATGGACTGAAACGTGAGATTCTGGAAGAGACAGGATACGATGGTCCGATGATTATCCGTCCGTTGATGACTTTCCGCGATCCTCAAAAATCTTTCGTCTACTACAACAATCTGGCAATCGTTCCATTTGAATTCGAACCCCGGATCAACGATGAGTCGGGCGGTTACGTGTGGACGAATTACCGTGAATGGCCTACACCACTCCATCCTGGCTACGCAGGTTTGTTGAAGGACAGGCCGAGCATGGCTACCTTAGAATATTTTGTGAAGAAATATAGTCGTTAAGGAGACTCTGATGCCGAACGCAATCATCAACAAGGATTCGAAACGAGGTTACGGTTCGAAGAAGAAGTTGGAAACAGATTGGGACGAAGCCAAAGATGCTGCAGGTAAGGAAGGCGGCAAACAGAATTGGGCACTTACCAACTACATCTACCAGAAGAAAAAGAAACATGCCTCATTGGAGACGAATGCTGCACAACGTTTGAAAGCTACAGCGGAAGAGCAAGAAAAGCAGGAAGAGTAAATATAAGGTGTAGACAACTACACAAGGAACGCAGTGAAAAGAAAACGATATGTTCCACTGGATCTCCCGTATGAGTATGATCCTGACGTAGAGCCTATCCTAGGGTTCTCTGGCATCTATAGGTTTCTCTCTAATTTCTTCCCTCAAACGGTAGCTCTCTATGGGTTACCGTTTGCCACATCTGAACACGCCTTCATGTACCATAAGTCGGAAGACCGTGCGTATAGGAAGAAGATACTGGCTGCTCCTACTCCTCAGGCTGCAAAGAAATTAGGTAGGCAGGTTAAACTGCGCCCTAACTGGGATAAATCCTTATGTTTTGAATCCATGCATAAGGTATTGTGCGCCAAATTCAGGAACAAAGAAATGAAGCGCCTGCTCCTCGATACTAGGCATGCGTATCTGGAAGAGACCAATTCGTGGGGCGATACTAGGTGGGGACGCTGCAAAGGTGTAGGTGCAAACCATTTAGGGCGCCAATTGATGGTGGTTCGGTACGAGATAGAAAATGAGTAAATACGATAGTCTCTACATGGACATAGCGCGTAGGTGTGCAGAACAGAGCCATGCAGTGCGCAGGCAGGTAGGATGTGTAATCGTCAAGAATGAAAACATCCTGTCATTCGGCTGGAACGGTACCCCCGCAGGATTTGATAATGCTTGCGAGGAACCTACCCTGAAAGGACAGACTGTAGGTAGTCAATACATAATGTCCTTAGAACTGAGAACCAAGGCTGAGGTTTCTCACGCCGAGATGAACGCCTTAGCCAAGCTCGCTGGATCAACAGGTAACGCGGAAGGCGCTACCTTATACTGTACCGCAGGTCCTTGTATCGAATGTGCTAAACTGATCCAGCGCTCTGGTATCATAGAGGTAGTGTACGAAGATGATTATCGTACCGAAGCAGGCATAGAGTTGCTCCAGCGTCGCAGTATCCTAACAAGAAAATACAGAGGTTAAGCTTTGAATAATTTCGTTGAGCCGTACCGTCCGTTGAAGGATAACAAAGGCCCTTGGCATGCTTGCAAGGAAGTTCACTCCTTCTCCCTGGGCAAGGAATATGGTTGGGCTGTCATTACTAAGACCATGGAAGAGCTAAAGCCAACACTGGATTTCACGCAATGGAAAACGGTGTACGGGCCTTCCTCAATTACTCTGATGGACGTCAAACGAACAAAATTCCTGAAACTCACAACCTGCGGTGAAGTGTTCGTGGACAAGAAACTCCGTAACAAGGAATTCAAGAGCGAAAAGTTCGTTGGAGCTTCCATGGAAGAAGCAGCGGCCAAGTTTAAGGACTGGGTTAAGCATTTCCATAACAAGGTCAAACTCTGTAGCACCCCTGCTGTTAGCGCTTAATATCCTCGCAATTCCCTCCTAGCTGTTCTCCCTAGTCACCTGAATTTGATATCATAAATCACTATTCAGGTGACTACCGTGCCTTATGTAAGTAGAACAAACAACCATATTTTGCCCGCGAACGCTCGCGCTGCAGATGTCGCAGAAAAGGCAGTCAAAGAAATAGTTCCAGTCCAACAACGTAGGTACTACGATGCCTTCCGTGTGCAAGGTATCGAGTGCCTTGCCTACAATCGCCTCACCTCTGGCCGGAAGTGCAGTTGCCAAGCCAGCCGTAAAGCCATCAATGGCTTGCTCAACGAGGAAGGTAAAGCCAGCGTCGGTACCATCAACAAGCTCCTGACCGGAGACATGTCGTTTGACGTTATACCATACGACATGGGCCTGGATGTAGATGGCGGAGCAGATGGTGACACCAGTCCCTTTGCTACTCAAAACAAAAATCAAGGCGTGTTCGATATAGCCACTTTGGATGGGGACTTCCCATTCGCGGATGTTAATCCGCAAGGCGGCCATTTTGGCGACAACGGTCCGATTGATAAGATTAACATTGATGATCTAGTTGGTGACTTCGATGTAGGAGCCCTAGGCTTCTCGGACGTTGCATGTCCTATATGCTTTGGCTCTGGCTTCGTCGGCGGCTTCACGGCTTTCCATTCTTTCCGCAAGGTCTTGGCGGTCTCCGACCTGTATCTTGTTGAAGGCGAAATCGATTTGATTCCTAAGCCCTGGGTAGCGCGCAACGTTAAAGGATTTAACCAGAAGATTGTTCTTCCTCACGGTGCCCTTTGCGTTGATGCCTTCAAGGTCTGGAACAGTATCGATATAGTTCCTGCCGTGTTCTCGATTGACAACGTAGCGGTGACAAGCAATCAGCAGCTTCTCACCTTCTGCGATGGTAAACCTCACCTGGTAACTGCAACGTTCACTGGTGATTTCACCCATTTCGAAATACAGTTTGGGCTCTCACACGAAAGCCTGTATTTTGAATTCCCGAAACGCCCTAAGTCTGCCGATACATCTCTGCTGGAACAAATGGAACCGTTCCAGGTTATCATGAGTCCTAACATACCCCACATCAATTCGATGGACGTTATAGTCGAATCCCAGTTAGGTAAAACGTTAGTCGTGCAGAACGTTAATCCTTGGAGAACAAGGCAGCGCAGCTTGCTCGGTCCGGAGTGTCAGGTGCGTGTTATTCAGCCACAGGAAATTTTCCGGGTTCTGCCAGCTAGGGGTCGCATACCAACTAAGGATCGCACCACGTTGATGACGCGTGATAATGTCCGCGGCGTTTACCGTACTTGACCCGCACGTAATGAATTTTACTTTGTGATTTTCGAAGAGATACTAAATGAAAACCAAAGCTACTCAACGCCTTAAGGCTTCCTTGATTACCCAAAACCAACTTCGTGAACGTGCCAAGAAAGGACCCACTAAGGTGAAATCAGCTACCGAGGTTCGTGCTATCGAACTGCCAAAGTTTCGTTATATTGATGACGTTAATCGTTTCCTCGACCAGCTAAATACCGAGGTGGATGAACTGTCGTCACTTATCAAGGTTCGCCAGACTCAGTTGGCTTACCTGAATCAGCCGAAGGATAGTGTCAAGGCCGCTATTGTTAATGCCGCCACGTTTGAATTCACTATCGATCCAGATGCAGGTGCCAAGAAGACTCACCTCAAGCGCAAGATTGATCCTGAACTGACGAAGATTGTTGTTCCTAACGTCAAGAAATTGGAACAGCAATACAACCTGTCCGAAGACCTGTACGAAAAGCATCGCACGCTGGAATCGCTGGAAACTCAATTGTCTATGCAGTTCCCAGATCGTCGCGGCGAAGCTTATGAGGAAGCGGTTTCTGGTATCCGCAAACTCAAGGCTAAAGTTGGTGACGCACTAAAGAAGGTGCTGGGCTTCCTCAACGAAGTGGCAGCAGAACACGTTCCTAAAACGTTCCAGAAGTACATGACGGCTATCGTCCAGGAAGTTCAGGAGCACGTTACTTTCGAGAGCAACGAGGTGTTCCTCTACGTTTCGACTACCGCAGAAGGTCAGTTGGCGTTCACGTATTATCTGATGCTCAAGGACGCAACGAATGATGAAGGTCAGGTTACTCCACACCTTTACATCTCGGTGCAATGGCTTGTTGGTGAATCCGTGCACGTCCAGATTAACCACGAGTACGAACTTCCTAATGCGTTGATGAAGGATCCAGGTACTGAAGTGGGTACGGTCGGTGAAGCAGTCAAGGCTATATCGCACCTACTCGATCTGGAAGACTTTAGCACGTCACTGGGTACTGTCCCGTTGGCAACTCAGTTGAAGATGGATCCTTCCAAAATCACTGAAGGTATGTTCACGTACCGTTCCTTTATCAAAAAGGTTGGTATCGATTCAGATAGGATCGTCTTCACTCTGCGTCCTGATGTGACGGAAGAACAGTTGGAAGAAATCAAGTATCCTCTCTACCAGGAGGTGAAAGAACTGTTCAAGCGCTCGCGCGGCATCAAGCTTCGCATGTCGGTATCAAAGAAGGAAATCGCCTTCAACATCGTCAACGTGGCGCAGCACGGCGAAGTGAACGTACAAGACGCTCTCTTTTTGAAAGATCGCTTTGGTATTAACGATACCCAACTCCGTAAAGTCGTGAACGTCCTCAACCATCCCATGAAAGATGATGAGTAACACGATAACTACGAAGGAATTTATAGCGAGGGCGAAGAAAATACACAACGGCAGGTTCTCATATAAGAACACTGTTTATTCTGGTATGACCTCCAAGTTAACTGTGACGTGTCCTGTACATGGAGACATTGAAATACGAGCAGGTCAACACCTGAAGGGTTCTGAATGCTTTCAATGTTCTAGGGCACGCCGACGGCTGACGACAGAGTCCTTTATCGAAAAAGCTAAGGTAGTTCATGGTAGCAGGTACAAGTATCACAAAGTAATAATAGAAAATGATCCAAAGGCACCCTGTGGTAGTAGAAAAGTTTACGTAGATATATGGTGCAAGGAACACGGCCTATTCAACATATCCACCAATAATCACCTCAACGGTAAAGGTTGCCCTACGTGTGCAGGCAACCAACGAATGACCTTGGAAGAATTTGTTGCCAAAGCCAAAAAGATGTATAAGAATAGTTTTGACTATAAAAAGGTGTGTTCTTACACCAACGCAAACACCAAAGTCAAAATTTATTGCAAGACACATGACATTTATTTTCTTCAAAGTCCTTATAACCATCTTCGAGGAGCTGCCGGTTGTCCTGAATGCCGAGTGGAAAAGACGGTAGAGGGCCAACGACAAAATGGCGGAGTATCAAACGGATACATATGGAAGAAGGTAACGCTTCCAGATGGAAGGATTGTAAAGGTCCAAGGATACGAGCCGTGGGGTATAGATAAGATCCTGGCTACGGTGGCTTCCAGGAAACTCCGTTTTGGTTCTGACGTTGCAAAGATTAAATACCAACACGGAGATAAAATGAAAACTTACTTTCCAGATTTCCAATATGGAAAAGTGTTGGTAGAAATTAAATCGGTGTGGACTTGGAAAAGGACTAGGGAAATGAATGTGGCTAAACTTAGGGCTGCCAGGGCCGCTGGTTATAAAACCAGACTAATAATATTTAACGATAAGGGTGAGTGCGTGAAAGATGTCCTAAAATATCCCAAAGGCGAATAATGAAGATCAATGCTAGTCAACGTCTGCTGGCAACCTCGGATCTGAATCCTAAACAAATCATCATGTCGACGGTACTGCATCACCTGAAGCAACACAAGCTTAAGGCAGACTTTGCAGACGATTCGAAGGACATGGTGATTGTGCGCGGCTCTATAGCAGCAGTGCTTATGGGTCTCTCCGGTCTTGGTTGGTCGCATGATAAAGAAGAGGATGTGGTTGGAGGTTTGTACTGTAGTGGCGTCGCTGTTACGGTGCAAGCCCAACAACCGTTGAGAGTAATGCAGACTTCCGTAGAACGGGTTATTATATGCCTCATGACCAGTCCACCAACCACCCAACAAGGTTAAAAGAATCAACGGACCTCTATCAGACAACGAACAGAGGGCTACCGGTAGAGTCGGAAGAAATCACGGATGACGACTTCCCTATTGGTATGCTTCCGGGTCATGGTTCGGAACATAACGTCAACACTGTAGTACAACCTAGTATTACTGTGCAGGCAGCGATTCACCGACTTAAAGTAACTGCAATGGATCCAACGCATAAGTACAGCAATGCAACTGGGGAAGATGCAATGTCGTGGCGTTG